CTTTCCGTGGGACGAGCGATGGCAAACGGCACTTGCCCGCTTTCGAAGAATGGATGATGGGGCTGCCAGAAGGGTGGACCGAACTGACGCCATCCGAAACGGACTGATCCCCCAAATCCCCGAGCTTATCGGGCGCGCAATTTTGGCAGCAGAGAAGACTTGATCGTCTAGGAACAATGTGCCATATTGAGTGCATCGAAGCGGCGAACACAGGAGCCCACGATGACGCACCCTCTGATTCTTTCCGCCCTTGCGCAGCCCATCACGCACAACGTCGTTACGACTTACGCAGACGGAACGCGCAACATCCATGGCACGCGCGGTCCAAAGCAGGCGGAAAACTACGCCATCGGGGAGCGGCGCAAGATCGGTCGCGACTTGATCAATCGCAACACGGGCAAGACTGTTCGTGTCGTGTCAGTGACCGTTGAACTTGCATGACAGCAACGGATTTCCGCGCCACGCTTGCAAGCCTTGGGCTTTCACAGTCTGAGGCTTCCCGCGTTTTTGGCGTATCAGACAGAGCGGTCAGAATGTGGGTTGCTGGCGACCGCGCAGTGCCCGAACCTCTGGCCAAGCTTGTAAAGCTGTTGGCATCTGGCAAGGTCATTGTGGACGACGTGCGCGATGCTTGACAAAGCAGACGGTTTCTACCATGGTTTTGCCAACTTGGTGATTTGCGCCTAGGCGCTACACCACGAGTTTCGTCCCGGTTCACTTCTGGGTTGCAAAAAAGGGTGCCAGCTAAAGACCGGCGGCCGGAGCCTGTGCCGCAGCCAATTCGAGTTTCGAGCGTGCGGCGTGGATGGACACGCAGGGCGTTAGTCTGGCGTTAGCGCGAGCAGCCGGGAAAGCCGGAAGGATCAGGGGATAGCGCGCCTGACCCGGCAACTTAGCTGGGGTAGCTCAAAGCAAGTCGGTACTCAAGCCCGGCCCGCTCGAAAGCCAACCAGCGAGCCCGTCAATGACGGCTAAGACCGGTGGTGCCGGGGCATTGGGTGGAAGCCCCACGAGTTTCGAGCGTGGTCCGCTTTGGCCGTCCGACCGAGTTAGAACACCGCCGGCATACCTTAACCGGGACGCTCGAAAGCCTTTTGGGAGTGGTCGGATAGTCCCCGGCAACCGCGACAGCGACGGGCTAGATGCAAGGTTCTACAAGGCAGGGTTCCGGCCGACCACGCGGCGAAAGCCGTCATGCATTCCGGTGAAACCCTGCAAGCTGTCAATCAAAGGCGCATTGAATGGGAAGGCCGTCTAGCTACATGCCAGAGTTTGCAAAGCAGGCTGTAAAGCTGTGCGAGCTTGGCGCGACCGATGAGGATCTGGCCGACTTCTTCGAAGTGTCGATCAGAACCATCGCGAACTGGAAGACGAACTTCCCTGAGTTTTTGCAGGCCCTAAAGAGCGGCAAGGAAGCGGCTGACGATAGGGTTGAGCGTAGCCTGTATCAGAAGGCTGTCGGCTACACCCACGACGCGGTGAAGATCTTCCAGCACCAGGGAACGATAGTCGAGGCTCCGTACCGTGAGCACATCGCGCCGGACACGACGGCTGCGATCTTCTGGCTGAAGAACCGTCGTCCTGATCTGTGGCGAGAGAAGCAGCAGCACGAGCACAGCGGCCCTGAAGGCGGTCCTATGGTTGTCGAGTCCATCGGTGACTTGGATCTAGCCCGCCGCATAGCCTTTGCACTTGAGAAGGGCGCGCGCGCCAAGGAATAGCCTGCCATGACAGCCATCGTCACCAGCCTGCACGGTCGAGAGATCGGGCTTGATGCGAGCGGCATGCTTGTCGTGCGCAACGGCATTCAGGGCGTTGGCGTTGTGGCTCAGGTCGCAGGCGATGGCACCACGGATGACACGGCGGCTATCCAGAAGGCGTTGGACAAGGAAGTTGACGTTATCCTCGGCCCTGGGACGCACAAGGTCTCACAGGGTCAGCTAGAGTACCGTGTAGCGGGCCAGCGCATTATCGGCAGCGGCATTTCGGATTGCAGCCTTGTCTTCGCCAATGGGACGTCTGACGGCCTTGTGTGCTACGGCTTGAACTCGTGCAGCCTGGAAGACATCAAACTCACGGGATCGGGCAAGACGGGTGGTGCGCTGCTGAAGGTGACTGGCGGCGCGTACTTGTTCGCGGCCCGGCGCATCTACTGGAATGCAGCGTTCGACGGCTTGGACTTCAACGAGGTGAACTCGGCCTTGCTGGAGGCGTCGGCCTGCGGCGGTTCGATGACTGGCGACTATGCCATTCGGTTCACGGGATCGAGCGACTTCAAGTCGGACGTTCTCACCCTTCGCAGCGTCGGCATCGGCAACTCGGGCGGCGCGGCAACGTTCGCAGGCATCCTGTGGGACAGCTACGCGCATACGATGGAACTGGACGACGTCCGGATTGTTCGGACGGGCTACGGCATCAAGACGCAGCGCACGACGGGATCTAGCAGCGACGCAACGCCTAGCTTCCTGAATGCGTCCAAGCTCGAGATCGACTTTCCTCAGAAAGAGGCGATCCGGCTGGATTATATGGCTGATGCCTGGATTACGAACCTGTACGCCTCAGGCGGTGGAACGAGCACGGAGAGCGGCGTCTACATCGCGGACGGGTGTTCCTCGATCCGCATGACGAATGGTCGCATCTCGGGGATGAGCAAGCACGGCATTCATGCTGCCGGGCAAAACATCATCGTCAGCGGCCAGCGGATGTATTCCAACAGCCAGGCGGGCTCTGGGACGTACTCAGGCGTCTACTGTGATGCGACGGCAACTGACGTGCTCGTGACGGGCTGCGATATCGGCAAGGCGTCGGGCGAGTTGATGAAGTACGGGATCGAGGTTGCGGTGGGTGCCTCGCGCATCAGCTACGGCACGAACCTGATCAATGGAAACGTGACGGGCCAAATCCTGCCTCAGACCGATCTGACCTACAACGCTGGCGGCACCTACCGGCATGTCTTCAAGAACGATGCTGGCACACACTTGCAGGTCGGAGGTTCGGCCTCGGCACCTGTGAACTATGCCCGCATTGCCGGCGCGAACACGGGCGGCAATCCGACGATCCTGGCCGAAGGGTCGGGGACGGACATCGATCTAGCCTTCACCCCGAAGGGCACGGGCACGATGCGGTTCGGCACGTATACGGCGGGCGCTGCGACGGACTCGACGGGCTACATCACGGTCAAGGACAGCGGCGGCACCACGCGCAAGCTGATGGTCCAGGCGTAAGGATAGCGACATGGCATCTGATACGGTTGAAACGCTGCTCAGCAATGCTGCGGCGACGGGAAGTGCTGTGCGCTGGCATGGCGGGCGCGGTGTGTTCAGCGTCCCCACGGGCACCTTCTCGGGCGCGACGGTGAAGCTTCAGTGGTCTCTGTCCGAGTCGACTGGCTATCTCGACGTGGATAAGAGCGGCGACACCTACGTGACCTTCACGGCGGCTGGCGCTGGCTTGTTCGAGCTTCCGCGCTGCTGGGTCAAGGCTGTCATTTCCGGCGGGCCTCCGAGCGGCATCTATGCCTACGTCAACGGCACGATGGCCGACTAACATGGCCGAGCGTATCCTCACCTCCCTTCATGGTCGGCTGATCGGCCTGGGCGATGAGGGTGAGCTTGTCGTTCCGTCCGGCATCATCGTTTCGGATGATGGGTCGCCCATCTCGTTCCCTGACGGGATCATTGACAACGTCCTGGCGCAGACCAGCAAGTCGGCTGACTACACGCTGACGGCGAGTGACGCGCAAAGGCATCTGTACCATCCGGCATCGGATACGACGCCAAGGACGTGGACAATCCCATCGAATGCGTCTGTGGCGTTCGAGACCGGTACGGTGATTACCTTCGTCAATGACATCAACGCGGGCGCTCTGACGATTGCGATCACGTCAGACACGATGTGGCTTGCCGGGTCTGCCGCTACGGGCTCACGCACGCTGGCTTCTGGTGGCGTGGCCACGGCTCTCAAGGTGGCATCCACGCGCTGGGTGATCTCGGGTGCCGGTCTGACCTGATGCCGGTCCATCATCAAATCCTGCTTGGCTGGGTCGTTGATAGCGACACGGTGCCAATCGAGACGGGCTTTTCGTATCTCATCAAGCAGGGCGACGGCGGCTACTTCCTGAAGCAGGATGGCGGCGGCTTTGTCCTGCAAGAGACGGGCGGCAACTATCTCGCCAAGCAAGACGGATCGCTGTTCCTGAAACAGGACGGCGGGTCGTTCGTGCTCCAGGGCGACACGGGTCTAGCGCGGTTTGTCCTGCAAGGTGGCGGGTCTCTGCTGCGGCAAGACGGCGGGCTGTATCTCTTGCAGAGCGCAATGGATGCTGCGGAAAGCAGCGATCTGATGGACCCGTTGGGGTCTGCGGTACTCGACACCAACGGAAACTACATCACGGGGCCTAGCTGATGGCAAATTCGACAATCCCTGAGCTTTCGGACGCGGTAGCGATTACGTCGGCCTTTGGCTTTCCGGCAGCGGACGGCCTTGGCAATGACGTTGAAGTCGGGGCCGATCTGTTCAAGACGTGGGTCGGCTCGGTTCTCCGGTCCTTCTACATCCCGGCAGCAGCGATCCGTCCAAGCTACACGGGCGGCTGTGCGGCTCTCGCGCTGGTAGCAACGGCATCGAACAAGCCGGACATCTCGTCTCTGGACTTCGACAGCACGACGGCGGAATACGCGCAGTTCTGGGTTCGGATGCCCAAGTCGTGGGACGAGGGGACAATTACCGCCTCGTTCTTGTGGAGCCATGGCAGCACGACGACGAACTTTGGTGTGCGCTGGGGTCTCCAGGCTGTGGCTGTTTCAGATGGCGACAGCATGAATGCGGCCTATGGCACGGCGCAGGAAGTGACGGACACGGGCGGCACGGCGGACACGCTCTACACGTCGGGCAAGACATCGGCCATTACGATTGCCGGCACGCCTGCTGCGGAGGATCTGGTTGCATTTCGGGTCTATCGCGATCCGGCCAACGCGGGAGACACCATGGCTGTGGATGCGCGGCTTATGGGTGTGAACGTGTTCTTCACGACCACGACGACCGACGAGACCTGATTGTAATGGGCGGGATGGCTGGGAAGTTGGCTATGACGCTTAGCATGGGTCTTGACTTCATCGGCATGGGTGCGTTTGCGGGTAGCGGCAGCGCCGGGTTGTTCCTTGATAGCGGCGTTGCTACGGCTGCTAACGGGTACAGCCTCCGCAAGCTTCGTTCGGCCTATGCCGGCTATGCAATCAAGGTGCGCCGCAGCAATGACAATGCGACGCAGGACATTGGCTTTGTCGGAAGCGATCTTGATACGGCGTCTCTGGCTACCTTCGTCGGGGCGAATAGCGCCTACATCGACACATGGTACGATCAGGTCGCATCGGCCAATCTGACCCAGGCCACGACAACCAAGCAGCCGCGCATTGTGAATGCCGGTGTGCTGGATACGAAGAATTCCCTTCCATCGATGGCGTTCGATTTTGGCAGGCCGGACTTCCTGTCCACGACAGCTTCGGGTCTTGCCTCGCAAACGCAATTCACGGGATCTGTTGTTGCGTCCACGACGGCTGGCTCTCGCATACTGAGCTATTCGGAAATTGGTGGGTCTGACTATGGTGCGGCAGGCAATGTCATCATCATTTATCGGGACTCAGATAACGTAAAGACGATCAGAAACGGCACGGATAGCACCGGGCAGACAACTGTTTCGGGCCAGCTGTTTTCGGCGTTTACGATCTACAATGCAACGCAGGGGTTCACGACGCTGGACGGAACGGCTGGAACCCCGATTTCATTTGCCGCGACCGCGCTTACCAGTTCAACGCCTCGGTTCACGGTCGGCAATAACGCAGGCTCCCACGGGTCGGAGGGTGTTAGCGGGACAATTTCGGAAGTCATTCTTTGGGCGTCTGCGCTTTCTGTCGGGGACAGGGCATCACTGGTTGCAGATACCAGGGCTTATTGGGGCACGCCGTAGTGGTGCGGCTCGCTGTCTTCATAGAAGGCGATATAAAAGCATGACACTTAGCTTTGGTCTCGACTTTTGCGGCATGGGCGCGTTTACGCAAAGTGGCGGGCTTCCGACAGAAGATCTTGTCGGGGCTTGGTATGCGTCAGACTATGTGGCAACACCCCGTAAGGCCATCAAGAACAGCGTAAACTCGTCAACGGCGCTATCGGCCAACCTGTATTCATTTGCCACCTATGTGGCGAACCCGGCTCTGTATTATTATACGACGGTCACAAAGACGCTGGCCTATGCGGACGGCCCAACAGGCGCGACCAATAGCGCGATGCGGATTGTCGGAACCGGGAACTGCTCGATAACCGATATCGACAACATCAAGCTGACCAATGGTCAGACGTATACGATTGCCGCTGACGTGAAGAGCAACACCGGATCGTCGCAAGACTTCCGGATTGGTGACTACAACGGGACAATGGGGACGAAGACTGCGACAACGTCGTGGCAGAGGTTTTCTCAGACGTTCACATGCGGCGGTTCGACAATTCCCGTCTTTGTCAGGTCCCCGGATGGGACGACCGGTTGGGACCTGGTGGTCGATAATCTGGCCATCTTCGCCGGGGCTTCGGACCTTGGTCGAGAAACTCTCGCGGGTCATATGTACTTCGATGGCAGGCAGGGGGACGACTACACCACGAACCCATCGACTGGCGTTGTGGATCTGACGACGAGTGGCAGCGGATACCTGCAATTTGCGACAGCCGTGGACCTGTCTGCGTTCACGCTGTCAACGGTTGTGCGACGCACGAGCGCTGCTGATAGCGGCTACATGAACAGTTTCGCTGATGCGGCAAGCTTCTCGAATTTCGCGACGTTCATGAGCAACGACGTAACGACAGCGTCGATATGCTACAATGGAGACAACACCAAGAAGCGGGGTCCGTTCTTCAGGAATGGGTCCGGGTGGCATGTCATCACGCATCGCTATGATGGCACGACCTACGATATCTTTGTTGACGGCAGCAAGTTTCAGATGAAGGCCCTCACGGCAGACGCTGGGTCGGTGCGCTCGTTCTTGGTCGGAACGGCCAACATGTTCGCCGGTCAGAATTCGTCGGCGCAGTTCAACGCCTGGGCTCTGTACGACAGGGCGCTGACCAATACGGAGATCAGGTCATCTCTTGTGCCGGCGCTTCTGAGCAGGCTGGCAGCGGACGGGCAGAGCTATGCCTCGGGCCGCATGGTGTGCGCCGAAGGCGACAGCATCATAACCAACGACACGACATTCTATAACAGCGGCACGTTCCAGGCGGGTGACTACGGCCTGAACTACGGTGTTTCGGGAAGCTCTCTCGCTAGCCTTGTTTCCCGTGCTTCCATCGTTGATGCGACCATTCCGCCTGGGACATCGGTCAAGCACATCCTCGGGGTTCTCATCGGGGCGAACGATCTGGCGGGGTACGCAGGAGCAGACGACACGGCGGCTGCAACCAGCTACTTGACCAACCTGATGGCGTACATTGCGGCGCGCAGGGCGTCTGGGTGGAAGGTTGTCGCTTGTACTGTCCTGCCGCAGGGCGGGGCGACTACGTTCAACACCCGTCGGGCGATCGTCAACACGGGCCTGCGGACGCAAGCCGGCCTGGGGAACATCGACGCGCTTGCCGATTTCGACACGGATGCGCAGATGGGAATTGATGCTTCCTACGGAACGTACCCGGCGAATTGGCTTGATAGCATCCACCCGAACGATACGGGGCATGCGCGGTTGATGCCGATCTTCAGCACAGCAGTCAACACGCTCTGACGAGGCAACATGGCCACCAGTATTACCAGCTATGTGCTTTCGTCCTCAATGGCCGACGAGCATCGCCGGCTTGCCAGCAAGTATGCTGTCATCGTCGCGGACGCGACGCTGACGATCCTGGCCAGCCATCACGGCAAGCGGCTCTGGTTCACGAATGGCAGCACGGTCAATATTACGGTGCCGAGCGGGCTTCCTGACTGGTTCGAGTGTGAGCTTGTCCAGAAGGGGGCCGGGCAGCTTGTGATTGCCGCTGGGGCTGGTGCGACGCTGAACGCCTATTCGGGCTGGCTGAAGTCCCTTGGCCAGTGGGGTGGCATCACTCTGGCGAACACCGGGGAGACCGATAAGTTCGCACTGTTTGGGGCTCTTACGGCATGATGCTCGCGCCTCTTGCTACGGCTGACAAGGTCCACAGCATTGACCCGACGGGCTCGTCCGTTGGCGCGCTGGCAGCGAATGCGTGGACTGGCTTTGACAGCCCTGTTCAAGAGATCATTCTTGAAAGCGGGCAGAAGTACATTGCGGGCAAATCGTCGGACCCGTGGAGCGATACAGCCTTTGTGACAAAGGCGTCTGGTCGGGATCAAGAAATCTCGTTCAAGATGTCGAAGACGTATCAGGGGTTCACCGTCTACCTTCGCTATGACGGGGAAACAGCCGTTCGGATTACTGTTTCGAAAGGCGGGAATATATTCTATGCGAGCTTCGTGCGGTACGTTGGCCGCATCAGCCAGTTGAAGGATGTTGGTTCGGACACAGTGGTTGCCGGCGTTCTGGAGCCCGCGTCGCTGGGTCTTGTCCTTTCCGATCTTGTCGGGACGACGTTCGCACTCACGGATGAGTGGACGGTCGGCGCTGAAGGTGACCTGTTCTACGCGAAGTTCAACGGCACCACGTTCTGGTCGGACCGGCTATGGACGCAGGCGAGGCCTGGGAAGATCGCGCTTCAGTTCGAGTCGAACGCCAGCGTTGGCTATCGCGATGTGACCTGTACGTTCAAGCCTTCTGCCGGGGGCTACTACAGCGACTTCGACAACGTGGTGCTGGACCCTCGGGACTGGGGTCTGAAGGACAGCGCCACGACGGGGTCCATGTCGGCGGGCAGCTACGACTTGGTCGTTGCCGACGCCAGCGGGTTCAATGTTGGGGACACGGTTTGCGTCGCCACGGGCGGCGAGGCGGGCGGCGGGCTTTTCGGCACCGAAGGGGTTGGCGGGACGTGGCCTACGTACAGCTTTGACAATGAAGCGGCGTTGCCGGACCCTGCCGTGTACCGTGCAACGAACAACCCAGAGAACAGAGACGTTTACGTCTGGCTTCGTTCGACGAGCAAGGTGTGGATTGCATACTTGGCAGATGGCGTCCCAACGTGGGGCGAGTTCAGCCCGCAGACCGTTGACTTTTACTACTACCACAACGAGGTTCAGCCGCGTGCGCTAGTCGGGAAAATTATCGCAAAGACAGGGAATACGCTGACGCTGGACACGGCTGCTGCCGTCGCGACAACGAATGCGGGCGTCTTCATTGATTGCACGCCTGCATGGACTGAGATGCTGGCTGGAAACGCCAGGATCGGCGCAATCGCTCAATCGTTCGGTGCGGTCCATCCCGATTGGTACTCGGTGCGTGAGCATGTGACCATTCGAATTCCGCCTGGACGGTTCGCACTCCGCAAGAAATGCATTATCCCGGAAACGAGGTATTGGACCGTCCACGGGGAGTCCATCTCAAGCACGGTTCTTCATACGCCGATGGGCGGCTCAGATTTTTGGGTGTACCACTACGGCTCGCATAACACTTGGCACTCCATGACCCGCGAAGGGAATGTTCTGGAGAACCGTGGCTTCTGCCACGACATCGACAAGTTCTACGCTTTCATGGATAATACCATGACGTTGGGAGGAAACAGGCAGAGCGGTATCAACGGCGAAGAATACTGCTCAATGTATAATATGCGGTTCTACAATACGTTCAGCGGGCCCGTGATGGGGCTTACACACTATTCGTCTATTAGGAACTGCCACGCCGTTTATAACGACGGCAATCTCCAGCGCTATACGTCGTGGTTTTTCCTGAACGCATATTGCATCGACTCGTGGATCGAGGATTGCACGTACAACGGCGACAGGATCGGCAACGCGTATGAGATATTCCAGGCCGACGGCGGCGGGATGAAGAACTGTAGCGCGATCAACGGGTATTTCTCCTCCAATTACAGCGGCGGGGATTATCTCTGGGAAAACGTGTCGGCGATAATTGACCTAAATTATGGGCCTACTCGCGATTGGACGCAGCAAAACGGAGCGGTGTTCAACCTCAACCAGAATATCGGTGGCGGTGCGGAGACGCCGGCCGTGCTCTTGGAAGGTGGGCGCATTGTTGATCCGTATATCGAGGTCACGCAGCGCGTGTCGGACGGGCTGGTCCGTAGCGGAATTGCGATCAATGGCGGCGTGACAAATTGCCGGGTTTACGGCACGCATCCTGAGAAGCCAGGACGTGGCGTGATCAAGTTCCATAAGACAGTGACGCCTCTTTCGCCGGAGTATTTCGGGATCAGGGCAGACAGCCCAGCCATCATCGACGGCATTCGGGTTATTAATGGCAGCGGCGGTCCGGACAACCAAGCGGACATACAGAACAAGAACTACGGAATTGCAGTGACCCAGAACTGCGTTGCGGATTCGGTCCACACGTTGGCGCAAGACGGCTCCTCGTGGACCAACGCCATGGGCACCAACGGCAATATCACGAACGCCGAATACGAGGCGCTTCCGTAACGACCGCGCCAGCCGGTAGCTGGCAATCCCGCAGCAACAGCAATCAAAGCAAAGGGGTTAGCCATGGCTACCACTGAAGGTCTTACGTCAATCCACGGCAGGCGTCTCGGCCTCGACCGCGCCGGCAATCTGGTCACGGATCGCGGCGACGGCAACGGCGTCAATCTGATGCGCTGGGTCGATCTGATGCGCTGGACGGCTTATGCCAACACGGCGGCAGCGGCGGCAATCAGCAACACGGCTTCGGAGACGGAGTTCTCGACCGGCTATACGATCCCGGCCAACACCCTGTTTCCCGGCGAGGTGATCGACATCTACTGGCAGGGCATTGCGACGGCCACGAACGGCACGGACACGCTGGCTATCAAGGTGTATCTGGGCGGCATGCTGGGCACACTCCTGTTTACGCATGCGGCGACGGACGTTGCCGACAACAACGTGTTTTCGGGCTGGTACAAGCTGATCGTTCGGTCGGTCGGTTCGAGGGGCACGGTTGTCGGATTTGGCCATGGCAAGTCGGTGCCGGCGGCTGAAGGCACTATGACGGCGAAGGACGACATCTTGGCCAGCACGAGGCTGAACACCACGATTACCCAGCTTATCTCTGTATCGGCGACGTGGTCGAATGCGTCTTCGTCCAATAGCTGCCGTCTTGACGTTCTGCACGTCATGCGCGGATGAGTGCTCTTGACGAGCTTCTGGAGCGTGTAAAGGCGCTACCAGAGGACGTTCGCCAACAAGTCGTCGCGGATGCAAAGGCCGCGACGGATGACATGGTATGGGTGCCCAATTCCGGGCCTCAAGCGACGTGCTTCTTCTCTACCGCCGATGAGACCTTCTACGGCGGGCAGGCCGGTGGCGGGAAGACGGATCTGGCTGTCGGGCTCGCCCTGACGGCGCATCGTCGGTCGCTCTTGCTGCGTCGCATCAACAAGGATGCGGTCAAGCTCGTATCGCGAATTGAGGAAATCCTCGGCCATCGCAACGGCTACAATGGCCAGTTGCAGCGGTGGAAGCTGGACGAAAAGCAGATCGACATTGCGGGCTGCGAACAGGAAAGCGACAAGCAGCGGTTCAAGGGTGATCCGCACGATCTGATCGTGTTCGATGAGGGCACCGACTTTCTGGAGAGCCAGTATCGGTTCATCATCGGGTGGAACCGTTCGGCCATTCCAGGGCAGCGGTGCCGTGTGCTGGTGACGAGCAATCCGCCGACGACGGCAGAAGGCTTGTGGGTCATCAAGTATTGGGCTCCATGGCTGGACGACACGCACCCTAACCCGGCGCAGCCTGGGGAGCTTCGTTGGTTCACGACCATCAACGGCGAGGATGCCGAGGTGGATGGACCTGGGCCGCATTTGGTCAACGGAGAAATGATCACGGCGCGGTCGCGGACCTTCATTCCTGCGGCGCTGTCGGACAATCCTGATCTTGCGGCCACAAATTATGCGAGCGTTCTGGCTTCGCTGCCGGATGAGTTGCGGCGAGCCTATAAGGATGGGGACTTTTCGGTCGGACTGAAGGACGCGGACTTTCAGGTTATCCCGACTGAGTGGATCAAGGCCGCACAGGCCCGCTGGACGGCACAACCGCCGCAAGGTGTCCTGATGACTGCCATGGGCTTCGATGCCGCTGGCGGTGGCTCTGACGCGGCGGAATTGGCCTATCGTTACGGAGGCTGGTACGGCCCGCTTGTCACGACCAAGGGCGAGGACACGGCGGACGGTTCGACCATGGCCGCAACGGTCATGAAGCATCGCCGGGATGATTGCCCTGTGATCGTGGACATGGGCGGCGGGTATGGCGGCACGGTCGTTATGCGGCTTGAGGACAACGGTCTGGGCAAGCGCGACGGCGTGCAGTCCAAGATCGTGAAATTCAACGGAGCGACGAGCAGCGCGGCACGGACCAAGGACGGTTCGCTGGCGTTCGTCAACAAGCGTGCCGAAGCATACTGGGCTATGCGCCAGGAACTCGATCCAGACCAGCCGGGCGGATCGGTGATTGCGTTGCCTCCTGATCCTGAATTGCGGTCGGATCTGGCAGCGCCGACGTGGTCCCTGCGGCCAAACGGAATTCTGATCGAGAGCAAGGACGATCTGCGGAAGCGGCTAGGCCGTTCGCCGGGCAAGGGCGATGCGGTTGTCATGGCTCTGGACGGTGGCTTGCAGTCGGTCAAGCGGCAATTGAAGCGCGGTTCCATGGGCGAAATGCCCAAGGTGACGTTGGGTTACAGCGATATCAAGAGCAGGTTTGGAGGCCGTCGATGACTGGTTGGATCAAGAGCCTTTTCAAGCCGAAGACGAACACAATCGCCATGCCTGACGCGACGCCTATCGCCACTCCTGAGGTGACGCCGTCTGCGGTCATGCCGGATACGGATAGCGTCGAGGTGAACCGCGCCAAGCAGGCTGAAATCCGGCGGCGGATGCAGCGTGGCGGTCGTGCGTCAACGATCATGTCTCAGGCTGGCGGTTCTGCTGGGTCTGATAGCTACGATAACTCGCGCCTTGGATAGCATGTCAAAAATAGATACGACGCCGTGGAGGCCGGAAGATTACCTGCGGACGATGCGGGCGCGGTTCTGGTTCATGCTGGAAGCGTTCAAGGACATGGACATTCAAGCAATAGGCCGGGCCGCTGCAACCGTGTGGCGATCCTTGCTGGCCAAATAGAATGGACCAAGCCGTCATTCGGCAGTTGAGCGAGGCGAGGGACAACCTCAAGGCTCGCCGGCTGCTTCCGCATGCTGAGGCTATCGAGCGTGGTCTGTCTGCCCTTGCTGCGTTGGATGAAGCCCGCGCCAAGGCTGTTGAGATTGCCTCTGCCTTTCCGGGCTTGCGGGCGGAAATCGAGAACCTGAAGCGTCAGGTCGCGCATCTACAGAATGAAGTGTCCAAGGCGCAGGACGAGGCCAAGCGTGCAGCGGTTCCGAGGCTTGAGGCATTGGCCGAAGCACGGGCTGAAATCCGCAACGTCATTCGCCCGTTTCTGAGCGGTGATCCTGGCGCTCGAATGCTTGCGCTGACCATCTGGCACGAAATGAACGCTCGTTGGGGCAAGGAAATATCATGAGCCTCAAAGACGCAACGAAACGCCTTGTCGAGCAGGGTGACAAGCTGTTTAGCCAGCGTTCCAGCTTGGTCTCTGTTTGGCAGGAAATTGCCGAGAATTTCTACGCCGAGCGTGCCGACTTCACGACGATCCGCAAGGGTTCGTCCATGTTCGACAGCACGTCGCTCTTGACCAGCACGCCGGCTCTCGTTCGCCGCGACCTGGGCAACACGCTGTCTGCCATGCTGCGTCCGCGCGGCCAGGAATGGTTCCGCATTCGGACATCGGAAGAGAAGATCAACGAGGATGCCGGGGCCAAGCAGTGGCTCGATTGGGCAACCGACGTTCAGCGCAAGGTGATTTACGACAAGCGGGCTCATTTCGTCCGGTCCACGAAGGAAGGCGACCACGACTTTGCGACGTTCGGGCAGTGCGTCCTGAGCGTCGATGTGAACAAAGACTTGGATGGGCTGCTCTATCGCTCGTGGCATCTGCGTGATGTGGTCTGGGCCGAGAATGCCTCGCTTGAGATCGACACGGTTCACCGCAACTGGAAGGTGCAGGCCCGCAATCTGGCCAACCTGTTCCCGAAGACGGTCGATCCGAAGGTCAAGGAACTGGCTGACAAAGAGCCGTTCAAGGAAGTGAAGTGCCGGCATATCGTCATCCCTGCCGACCAATGGGAAATCTCTGACGAGAAGTTCAAGAAGCGTAAGGGCTTCGGGTTCGTCTCGATCTACATCGACTGCGACAACCAGACGATCCTTGAGGAAGTGCCGAAGAAGCGGTTGGGCTACATTATCCCGCGCTGGCAGACGGTGAGCGGTTCGCAATACGCGCATGGCCCGGCCTATGTCGGACTGGCTGACGCGCGGCTGTTGCAGCAGATGACGTTGACCTTGCTGGAGGCGGGACAGAAGGCGGTCGATCCGCCCATGATCGCGGTCGGCGAGATGATCAACGGCGGCGTGAACACCTATGCCGGTGGCGTAACGTGGGTTGATGCCGACTATGATGAGCGTCTGGGTGAAGTTCTGCGTCCCATGACGATTGACAAGACGGGCCTGAACTGGGGCACGGATCAGGCCATGCGGATTGAACAGATCCTCTCGCGGGCGTTCTATCTTGATCAGGTCCGCATGCCTCAGTTCGGTGAGGTTCGCACGGCCACGGAAATGCGGATGGTTTATGAGGAGTGGGTGCGTTCGGCGCTCCCGCTGTTTGAGCCCATGGAGCAGGAATACAACTCTGCCCTGTGTGACGAGACGTTCGAACTGGCGCTGGAGAATGGCGCGTTTGGGTCTCTGATGGATATCCCGCCTGTCCTTCGTGGGCAGGAAATCCGGTTCGAGTTCGATAGCCCGCTCCAGGCTGGCGTCAAGCGGGCCAATGCTCAGGCGTTCATTGAGAGCGCGAACCTTCTGGCCACGGCGGCACAACTCGATCCGCATGCCACGGCGGTGTTCAACACGCAGCAGGCTATCCGTGACGCGCTTGATGGAGCTGGCGCTCCGTCCAAGTGGATGAACACGGATGAGGAAGCCGCGATGATTGTGGATGCCGCACAGCAGGCGGCGGCGGCGGCGAACCAGACGATGCAGGTGCAACAGGGCATCGACATGCTGAAGTCGGGCGGCGAGGCGGCACAGTCTCTTGCGGCGGCGGGTGTTGAATGACGGTCGCAAAGACGCGCGTTTACGTGACTAAGTGGAAAAAGTTCCCGCGCACCTTTCGTGTGTCACTTCGCGTGACAAAGGTGAAGCGTCCTTATCCGATTGCGTGGCCGATGTATCAGCCGCTCATCAAAGGATACGAAGACGCCGTTAACGTGTGGATGGTGGAGAACTTGGCCTGATGGCGCGTAAGCCCGTCGCTCGTCAGCCTTGGCATCCATTCCCGTGGGAGCCGAAAGACGCATACGCCATCCAGGCATTGGCTCGTGGCACGGCATCTGACGCGCAGCAAAAGCAGGCTATCGACTGGATCATCCGTTGCGCGGGCACCTATGACGCCACGTTCTTCGTGGGTCAGCCTGACGCAACAAATTTCGCTGAGGGCTCCCGGCACGTCGGGCTTCAGATCGTGAAGCTGTTGAACCTGCCGGCAAGTGCAATCAGCAAGACACAGGAGCAACGATGAGCAGTGAAGATCTGACGGCCACGACCACAGAACAGACGACCCCTGCGGCCTCTACGGAGGCCGTTGTCGTATCTGGCACCGAGACACTCGCGCAGGGCACGCCTGCCGCTGGTGAGCCCTCTACGCCTCAGGGAACGCTGGCCACGGCGGAACCGGCTGAGAAGGTTGCGGTTGCACCTGCGGACTGGCCCGATGATTGGCGCTCCAAGCTGGCTGGCGAGGACAAGGCGTATCTCAAGACGCTTGAGCGGTTCGCGTCCCCGGCTGACGTGGCCAAGGCTTATCGTGAGTTGCAGACGAAGATCAGCAGCGGGCAGTTGAAGTCTGGCCTAAAGCCGGATGCCACGCCTGAGGAAGTCGCGGCTTGGCGGAAGGAAAACGGTCTGCCGGCCGCGCCCGAGGAATATCGCCCGAACCTGCCGAATGGCATGGTGCCGGGTGAGGCGGACAAGCCGCTGATCGAGGGGTTCCAGAAGACGGCGCATGAACTCGGCATGACTGCTGACCAGTTCAACAAAACGTTGGGCTGGTACTACGGCATGATGGACGAGGTTCAGTCCCAGAATTTCGAGCGTGACAAGACTTTCCGCTCCACTGCCGAGGACCAGTTGCGGGCTGAATGGGGGCCTGCATATCGGACTGAGGTCAAGGCAGTTGCCAATTTCATGGAAGCGAACGCGCCGGCTGGCTTGGCTGACGTGCTGTTCAATTCCCGTACTCCTGATGGGAACCTGATCGGTGACCATCCCGAGGTGCTGCGCTGGTTGAATTCCCTGGCGCGCACAGTCAACCCGATGGCCAGCCTCGTTCCGGCTGGTACAGGGGACATGATGAAAGCAGGCGAAGCGCGGATTACGGAAATCGAAACGATGATCCGCAACCGCGACGACGCCTACTGGAAGAACCCGGCAGTGCAGAACGAGTATCAGCAACTGCTCGGCGCGCGTGACCAGATGAAAGGCCGCGCTGCCTAAGACCCGCGACCAAGGAACCGGACAACCCGCAAGGCCCCGGCTCAAGGCGCACCCGACTACCTCAGACCAACGCGAAAGCCCCTGACGGCACGTAACGGCCCCGATGGTTCGGCCATCGGACAACCCTGCGCGCGCGCGTGAGGACAACCCGACGCCTGCGGTCACCAAACCTCAATCCAACTCTACAGGTGATCAAATGGCTATTACGGCCCCGCAGACTCAGTTTCGGCAGGAAATGGTCCTGTCGTTCGAGCAGGACCAGTCCCTGCTTTCCACGACCGTTACTCGTGAAGCGGTCATCAAGGGCAACACGGCGACCTTCCTTATCGCTGGTACTGGCGGCGCGACCGCTGTTACTCGCGGTGTTCAGGGTCTCATCCCGGCCCGCAGCAACGACCTGACGCAGACTTCTGCGACGCTGGTCGAATGGCACGATCTCGTTCAGGTCACAAACTTCAACATCTTCCAGTCGCAGGGTGACCAGCGCCGGGTGATGCAGAAGGGCGTGATGAACGTCATCAACCGGAAGATGGATCAGGACATCCTGACCGAACTTTCGAACGCTACGCAGGATGCCGGCGCTGCCGCTACCCTGTCGCTCTCCAAGGTCATGCACGCGGTTGCCATTCTCGGCAACGCTGACGTGCCGATCCAGGAGGAAGACAACATGTTCGGCGTCATCTCGCCGGGCGGGTATGCCTACCTGATGCAGACCAAGGAGTTTGCATCAGCGGATTACGTCGAGGTGAAGCCTTTCTCGGGTCCGATCCGCACGTATCGCCGCTGGGCGGGCATCAACTGGATCATGCATCCGAACTTGTCTGGTGCGGGCGGCGCTGCCGAGCTTTGCTACGTGTACCATCGCAACGCCATCGGGCAGGCGGTGAACACGGGCGAGATGGATATCGCCATCGGCATGAACGAGGAGCAGGCGTATTCGTATGCCCGTTGCTCGGTGTTCATGGGATCGAAGATCCTCCAGAACAGCGGCATCGTGAAGATCACCCACGACGGTTCCGGCTTCGCTGCTACCTAACAACTGAAAACCTGAAAGGAGAGCCATCATGGCTTATTCTGTTTCTGCTCCTCCGATGCTGGTTGCCCAGGGCATCGGTGGCTACGGCAAGATCTGGATGTATGTCACCGCTGCTGACGCTGCCGGTGCCATCGACGCGGCGGACTTCGTGACCAACGGCTCCGCGCTTGGCCTGTCTGTCTCTGACAGCTTCATCGTCGTGGATACCGCCACGCCGCTGACGACCTTCCATCGCGTCGAGTCCGTGACCGCTGGCGGCGCTGCCGACATCGCGCTCGGCACGACCGTGGGCTCGGCCACGACCGGCGACTAACGCACTACGGCGGGGGGCTTCGGCTCCCCGCTTCTCCATTAACCCGAACCAAGGTGTTCCATGGCTGAAGCCGAACCGACCGTTACGCCCATTCCTGTTCCGCCGCGTGTGCTCAAGAAGTTTCTCATGGAGGGCGGGTTCAAGCGTGCTGACTTCGTGACGAACCGCTGGTCTGTCACGCTGGACGAAGCCACGTCCTATGTGCGGATGCTGGAAAGCGATTATTGGGTCAACGTTGCTCGGAAGCTGCGCATTGGCGACATCATTGAGGTTCACGCGGAAAACCGGACTTGGTTTGCGGAACTTTACGTGGTGGCCCAAAACGACAAGGCGGCGTCTGTCATTGAGTTGCGCAAGGTCGATCTGGCTGGCACGACGGAAATCGAGGATACCGCCTCGCCGTATTACGTGAAGTGGTTGGGTCCGCAGGGCCAGTGGGGCGTCAAGCGCCTGACCGACAACCAGACCATGCAGCAGGGCTTGGCGAGCAAGTCCGACGCCGAACTGGCCAAGGCGCAGTTGACCAAGACGTTCGCTGCGTAAGGATACCGCGCCATGGCATCGAAGCTATCAATCTACAACGGCGCTCTCCGGGCGCTTGGCGAGCGTCGTCTGGCTTCACTGTCAGAGGATCGCTCGTCCAGGCGCGAACTGGACGACGCCTATGATGATGTCGTGGCGACTTGCCTTGAGGCTGGGTTCTGGAACTTCGCCATGCGGACGGTGGAGCTTGAAGCCTCGACCGACGTGGTGCCGGAGTTCGGCCTGAACTACGCATTCGACAAGCCGTCCGATTGGGTGCGTACCTACAAGATGAGCGCCAACGAGCGGTTTGATCCGCCGCTTGATGATTGGAACGATGAGCAGGGCTACATCTTCGCCGACGTAGAGCCGCTTTATCTGCGCTACGTCTCGAACGATGTAGACACGGGCCTGAACCTCACGCTGTGGCCACGCTCGTTCACGGCCTATGTCGAGCATGCATTGGCCGAAGCAGTCGGGCCAAATATTAAGTCCAGCGAAGAGACGATGGTCCGCGTTGAGCGGAAACTAAAAAAGAAAAAGGCGGACGCTCTGGCCAAAGATGCCATGAACCAAGCCATGGAGTTTCCGCCCACGGGGACGTGGGTGCAGTCCCGGTCAAACGGCATGCGCGGTCGGTCGCGCTGGAACGGGCGCTTTAGCTGATGCCGAAGCAGAACGTCGCCACGCAGGCCTTCAACAGGGGTGAGGTATCCAAGCACGCGCTTGGCCGCACCGACGTTGAACGCCTGCGCATGTCTGCCGAGGAACAGACAAACTGGATGCCTCGCACGCTTGGCCCGATGATGCTGCGCCCTGGTCTGGGCTACGTGACCAGCACATACAACGATGCCAAGTCGCGCGTTATCCCGTTCATCTTCTCATCGTCGGACTATGCCGCGCTAGAGTTCTCCTCTGGAATTCTAAGGGTGCTGGTGGATGACACGCCTGTCACCCGCGTCGCTGTCACCTCATCGCTTGCGGACTTCACGTCGGCCCCATCGTGGGTTCTGACAACGTCTGGCGGCGGTACGTCGGTCATCTCGTCCGACAAGCTGACCCTCAACCTTGTTTCGTCAGGCGGTGTGGCGACGGCTCATCAGCTTGCAACGCTGGGCATTGGTGATGCCGGCAAGCGCCATGCTATCCGGGTTGTCGTCGAGCGCGGTCCTGTCAAGTTTCGCGTCGGGACCACGAACGGCGGCGACGATTACGTTGCGACCACGACGCTCGACACGGGAACGCATAGCCTTTCGTTTGTCCCGACAGTGGCATTCTACGTCCAGTTCGAAGGTATCTCGACGCTCGACAAGATCGTGTCGTCTTGCACCATCGAGGCGTCTGGCGTCATGACCTTGGCGACGCCTTACACGGAAGACGACCTGCAACTTCTCAGGACCGAACAGTCGGCGGATGTGGTGTTCATCGCCTGCGAAGGGTACCAGCAGCGCAAGATTGAGCGGCGCGGCACCTATTCGTGGTCCATCGTGGAATACCGTTCGGACAACGGGCCGTTCAACTTCAACGGCGACACGTCGGTTTCGATCACGCCTGGAGACCTGACCGGCAATACGACGCTGACGGCATCGCGGCCCTTGTTCAAATCCACGCATGTCGGCGGCTTGTTCGAACTGACGCACGCGGGCCAGATTGGGTCCGGCACGCTGACGGCTTCGGATACGTATTCTTCCACGATCAGGGTCACGGGCGTCGATGCTGGCCGCGTGTTCGTCTATTCCGCAACGGGGACGTGGACAGGGACACTGACGCTCCAGCGTTCGTTCGACAGCGCCACGACCGGGTTCACCGACGTTCTGACGACAACTTCCAGCACGACTGCGAACTATGACGACACGCTGGACAATTCGATTGTCTGGTATCGGATCGGGTTTAAGGCAGCAGCCTATGGCTCTGGCACGGCGTCGGTGTCGCTCTCGTTCCCAGGCGGAACGGGCACGGGTGTAGCCCGCGTCCTGACGTTCAATTCCTCCACGTCGGTTGATGTTGAGGTTTTGAACGACTTCTCGAACAACACGGCCACGTTCGATTGGCGCGAGGGATCGTGGTCGTCCCGTCGTGGCTGGCCGACCTCAGTTGCGCTCCATGAAGGGCGTATCTGGTGGGCTGGCAATGATCGCTTCTGGGGGTCCAGCTCGGACGATTACACGGACTTTGACGACAGCCAGGAAGGCGATGCCGCTCCGATTGATCGCACGATTGGGCAGGGTCCGATTGCGACCATCAATTGGCTTGTGAGCACGGAGCGATTGATTGCTGGCGCGGATGCCTCGGTCATTCAGGCCAAGTCGTCCAGCTTTGACGAGACTCTGACGCCAACGAACTTCAACCTGAAAGCCTTTTCTACGCAGGGATCGGCGAGGCTGTCGGCGGTCAAGGTCGATAACCGTATCATCTTCGTTCAGGCATCGAACCGGCGCATCTATCAGGTCGTGTTCGATATCAACATTCAGTCCTACGCGACCAAGGACATGACCCGACTGAATGAAGAAATCGGAATGCCGGGCTTTGTGGATCTAGGCGTCCAGCGCCAGCCCGATACGGCTATTCACTTTGTCAAGGATGACGGCAAGGTCGCGGTGCTCCTGTTCGATCAGGACGACGGCGTCGAGGCGTGGTGGACGTTCGAAACCGATGGTGTGATTGAAGGCGTCTATGTCCTGCCGGGCGCGCTGGAGGATAGCGTCTATTACATCGTCAAGCGTACCATCAACGGCTCGACCAAGCGGTATCACGAGAAGTGGTCCAGGCTGGACGAGTGCGTGGGCGAGACCCTGAACAAACAGGCCGATAGCTTCATTACCTACTCGGGCGCACAGACTGCCACCATCACGGGCCTTGATCATCTCGAAGGTGAAAGCGTCGTTGTGTGGGGAGACGGTCGCGACCTGTCCCCTGGCGTTGGCGCGGACCAGACGACCTACACGGTTTCGGGCGGGTCGATCACGCTAGGCGAAACGGTTTCGAGTGCCGTGATTGGCTTGCCCTATACGGCGACGTTCAAGAGCGCCAAGCTGGCCTATGCGGCGGCGATGGGAACGGCTCTGACGCAAAAGAAGCGTCTGGACCATCTCGGTCTGATCATGGCCGACACGCATGCCAAGGGCCTCTATTACGGCGATGTCGAGGACGATCTTGACCCGCTGCCGGAAGTCGAGGGCGCGGAAGATGTCGATCCCGATACGGTCCACGAGACCTACGATAACGACATGATCGAACTGGCTGGGCGGTGGAATACGGATAGCCGGATCTTTCTCAAGGGCTATGCGCCTCGTCCTGTTACGGTCATGGCCGCTGTACTTTCCATCACGACCAGCGGCTAAGGAGCCAACATGTCAAAGTCTAATGCACTAGAGACTGCTCTGCTTGAACTCGTGTTCAAGGCGACGACGTTTGATGGCATTGCCGAGAACGATACGACAAGCCCGAATACGAACCTGTATGTCAGCCTTCACACGGCTGACCCTGGCGAGGCCGGCACGCAGGCGACGAACGAAGCGGCCTATACGTCATATGCCCGTGTCGCTGTGGCGCGGTCTGGTTCAGGCTGGACGGTGAGCGGCAACACGGTCACGAATGCGGCGCTTGTCCAGTTTCCGCAGTGTACGGGCGGCTCCGAGACGATCACGCATGTAGGCGTTGGGCTTGCCGCGTCGTCCACCACGACGCTGCTTTACAAGGGCGCGCTGTCGGCATCGCTGGCTGTGTCGTCTGGTATCCAGCCGCAGTTCGCTATTGGCGCGCTGAGCATTTCGGAAGACTGATGGCCGGGTTCAAGAACCTGCGTGAGTGGGTGGACGCGGACGACGCGGGCCAGTACCACATTACGCAGTTCCGCAAGGCTGCATCGGCAACGGCAACGACCACGAGCGCGTGGACGGATTACAGCTATTACGCTGGGTCTCCGGCCGCAAACTTCTATGCGTCGTCGCCCTTGGCCGCTGCGGAAGTCGAGACAGACCGGGGCATCTATGTTCCGACCGTCAGCCCGGCAAAGCAGTATCTCCGCAATCTCAAGCTGATGAGCGCAGCCAGCGCGGCGGCATCGACGGCCAACGGTCGGCAGCAGATCATCCTGGCCGATATCCTGATGTACTATCCATTCGTTGACACGGATGCGGTGGGCGAACAGCAGGACTTGACCACGAGCATCACGCTGCCGCGCTACGATCATGCGAGGGTTATCGCTGTCGGTCAGTCGGCGGCGGCTACGGCGGGCGCTTTCACGTTCAGCTATACCAATCAGGACGGCACGTCGGGCCGCACGTCGCAGGCGCATAACACGTTTGCTGTGGCTGCGGGCGGTCAGGTTGTGGCGTCAAGCGTCGGGTCGGCGGCGAGCTATCATCCTTATTGCTCGCTGGCTGCGGGCGACTATGGCGTCAAGAGCATTCAGAGCGTGACGTTTACGGCGGGCGGTGGCGGGCTGATGTGCCTTGTCCTCGTGCGCCCAATCCTGACGGCCTACATCACGCAGGAATGCCGGCGAGACGCTACGCCTATCAGCTTCGGCGCGTGCGACGAGTTCGCCAGCGTCATCAATCATGCGCCTCCGCAGATCATCGACGGCGCACGGCTTGGCATTTTTGCGGCGGGTCACGCCGGGTCACTGGCATCAAGCGTGCTGGTTGGCATTCTCGAAACAACGTGGAATTGACTAGCCGTGCCGACGTGCCTTTCTGTTTTTGATCTGGCTGATCATGGACTCGTCTACGGCATAACGGCGGGCCA